GATAACGGTAGGGGAACTTGCTTTTGCACTGGTACCCATGGCAACCTATTTTTTAACATGAACTTCTATACTGATCTTACTACCAATAAATTGAGCCAGGTGCTGGATCCCTACAACCCCCAAAGGGCCGAGAACGATGATCAAAAAAAGCTCGGCGTAGGTGATGGGCCTTTTCATGAGGAGGAAGTTTTGCAGTACATGGTCCAGTTTAACGAACTATTGGCCAGTATGTCTACAAAGGTTATGTACTCGTTAATGACTTGGCAGCAAAAGCAGGTAGCGAAGTCCTGGTGGGAGGCCTGTAATTACGGCGGTAAGCCTAAGCCAGGTGATTTAAAACACATGGAAGACAGACGCAAATATTATGAGTGGGTTTTACGGTTGGACCATATAAGACAGTGGGAATTTGCGCTAAAAAACGTTAAGATACCGGCAGAACCGTAAAATTTCTTTCATGTTGTCGGACATCTGGCTTGAAGAGGAGATACCTGTAAGTCCGAACAAGGCTGCCGCTCCTATTGACCCTAATAAATACGTTAGTTATAGGTTCAACGGGCTTGATATACCTGAGGTAACCATAGAAAACCATGAAGAAAAGCTGGTACCGTCCCTGGCAAGACAGGTAGAAATGTTTTTACCGCCCTCAGGAAGCTTTGAGGAGGCTGATTTAAGGCGTTACCTAGAGCTTGTGCGTAGCTATGAGACCTCTACAAACGACCTTGTACTTGGGCTTTCATTGGCAGATCAAATACGCATATGTTTTAGCGATATGGTGCCAGCAAAAATCTGTTCTAAGTTTCCTGACATTGATCTAGCCACAAAACGCAGGTATCGGTGCGTTGCTGAGTACCTCATACGCCAGGAGGAACTGATCAAGATGAGGGATACATCAGGAAAACTGATAAAAGAAGTAGGCAACCTTGGGAAAATGGTAGTAATCTATCGTCCACTGCCAAAAATAAGGGAAACCTTAAGGCGTTCAGGTCTAGCTAACTTCATTAAGCCTTCGCCAAGGGAGCAGGCAGAGCAAGCCGTACAATAATTTTCAAGGTATCCGAATCAATTTTTTCTTTTTTCTTGCTATCATCTTAAACAACCACACTTAAACAGCATATGACTAACTACAAAGCAAAGAAACTATCAAAGCTACTGGGAACAGCTTCGACCCAGACGGAACGCTTGATGGCAGAGCTTGCCGTTGAAAGGGTTTGCGATGATATGTGTGATTTTTACGATAGGTTCTACTTCTTTGAGGGGCCAGGTGCAATGGTGTACGTGCCGATGGCCAAGGAAGAAAAAGATACTATGTTCTACATGACTGTTGCTGCGCTTATTGCAGCCAAAGCAGACTTTGAAAGTAAAGATATGGATGGACTTGCCGAAGTAATGCGTAAGGCGATTGTTAAGGCGGAAGCCCTTGACCAAGAGAAGGAAGCTTTGTTCATTATTCAGGATCCAGAACACATGTCCCTGCTTCACTACAACCGTCAGAAGGGTGCGTCTGGGTTTGCTATGGCATGAGTTACTACAAAAACCTACCTCGATACCTATTCCTCACCAGGATCTTAAGGATAGAGGAGGACTGGTTAACTCCTGTTGAGTATTTGCCATATATTTATGCATTGCTTGGTGACATTGACCTTGACCCATGCACAACAGAGCACGCAAACAAAGAATACCTACGCGCAAAAAAAATATACACATTGAAAGAAGACGGGCTAAATATCCATGAACCTTGGCTTGGTAAGACTTATTTATTCCCTCCAACATATGGACGCTGTTCTTTCAGTAAAGAGCGTGGCACCTGGAGGTGGGGATTAAAGGGCGGCCATAGGGGTAAATCCCCTTCTGTTGTATGGTTTAATCGTTTAGAAAAAGAGTGGAAGCTTCGGAATGTATCTGAGGCCTTACTTTTTTCTACGAGCCACGAAATATTAAGAAGCTGCCCCACGCTCTGGGATTACCCAGTTTGTATACCAAAAGATCGCGCCAGGTTGATACACGGAAGACTTATGTGTACACTTGGGGCACCGTTCACGTGGGGGTTCTTTGTTTATTTACCTGGAACAGAACTTGGGTTCAATCAAGTAGACAGGTTTAAAGAAATTTTTTCCCACATAGGAAAAGTTATCTGTTAAACAGAGGGGCACGGAAGGCATTCTTAAATCCGTAGGTACTGTCTCCAGGGCCAGATATAACAAAACGATTATCTTCTCTGCGCTCAGGGGTTATATTTTGCTCATTTGCGTTTTTACTCTTTTCTATATATTGATTTAAAAACCGTTTGCCAGAATTATTGTCAGACACTTTTGAACCATTAGGCCCATCTGTTTCCTGGTACCTATTATCAACGTCGTAGTCCTGACTTGTTTGTAATTTCATGCTAATATTTGGGCAGCTACCTGCACTGACATGATTACTTTCCAGTCTACCCCAGCTGAAGACACCATTTGTTTTGGCGCAAGCAAGTCAAACAATTACTTTTCTGACAACAATTTTTGGTTTGATCAGGACAGCTCATTTACTTGTGCGCCTGCTAGTACGTCAAGTGATCGGATCAATTCCCCTATACACTACAACAAAGACGAGGATATTGAGTGCATAGAAGCAATTAAGGCTGCATTAGGTACAGAAAAATTCCGTGGTTTCTGCCAAGGCAATGCAATCAAGTATCTGTGGCGTGCTGACCATAAGAACGATACGGTTGAGGACCTAAAAAAATGCCGTTGGTATCTTGATCGTTTGATTGCATCGCACGAAAATATTTAAATGGTTTTACTGGAACCGAGGCCACCTTGTTCTTGGTTCCAGTACCGCCAAAATCTACGTAAGGTTTCCTGGGAAGGATCAAACTCAAGGAGTTTACGCTCTAAGTATTCAATTGCCTTAACTTGATTTGGTGTACCAAGATAACTTTCTCCAATATTAAGCAAACATTGATTAAGTTGGCACTTGTGCTCAAAGAATAAAGGTACTTTCTTGTCTGCTGCCAGGAAAAGATTAAGTTCTACGCGTCTACGGTTCCTTAACTTTTCACCTGCGTTTAGATAACAAGGATTAATCAGGGGACTCCACTCCTTAATAATGGTTTTCTTACTGGCAGATGTATTTATTAACTCCAGCAAATAAGAATTTTTAAATGCGGCAAGTCCGACACTATGCGCATAACTTAGTACAGCTGCTTTCTTTTTATCGTTTAAATTAACAAATACATATTCTTGAACTTGTTTTGAAAACCCTTTAAGGTCTTCTACTAATTGTTTATTTACTTCTTCTGTGGTTGCCTTAGTAAAAAAATTAACCGCACGTTTATTTATGCGACAACTTTCGTATCCAATCTTATAGCAGTCATCTCCTTCATTCTTGTACGAACCAAAACGCCCAAAACCTAAGTAAATTCTGGGCGTTGCATAACGTTGAATTACATTTATTCCGTCTTGATTTAAGAACGGCGGAAAAACTTCCTCAGGGGACGACGACGCTGCCGTTGTAGCTGACTTCCGAGTAACCATCTAGCTCCAGGAGAACAATGTAATCCTTGCTTGCATTGGTTACGTTAACAGCAACTACACCTTTGCCGCGACCATCTTTCACGATGTTAGCATAAACTTTGTAGCCAGATGGAGCACTAGACCCAGTATAAGCGTCTTCTTGGAAGATTTCCATCGTGTTAACACCGACGCTACGGTCAATGGTTACGATCAGATTTCCTGTGCTAGCTGGGTTTACACGGAAGCCACGAATGTTTAGGCCAGGGGTTGCAGAGGCTGTGGTTGATCCTTGGTAAACAACTTCACTGCCAGCATTGACAAAAAAAGTATCAAGCGTTCCTTTGATAGTACGAGTAACAGCCATGGCAATTAAGAGAGTTGGCTCCCAGTAAGGTAGTTAAATTTAATTTCGGCATCGATGCCGTGTTCTTTCATAATACTGAAGAACATTTGTTTATCCATCATTTTTTGATGGAGCATTTCCATAAATGCCTCTTCCAGTTCATCCCGGTCGAGTTGTTTCAGACTCAGCGCCGCAGCGTGCAGAGCAAACTCTTCATCTATGGGTAGCTCTAAAGCATTGGCTTCCATTTGTTGTCCAATCCATACTGTTATCTTAGCAGTTCTAAGTTATGCCGTCACCCCTACCGCTACATTGGCACTGAGGAAGGTATGTTCCGCTGATCAATAGAAAAATCAGGCAGATCAGGAACCCCTTCAATGTAACCTGGGACTAGAGCCGGTAACCGTTCTGTAATGTACTGTTTCAGGTAGTTTTCTGTTGCAGGGGTAGCAGCCATCTTTGTTCCATTTTCTATTTAAAAGAAGAGTGCTAAAAGCATAGGTGCTTCCAAAAACCAATCCGAATAACAAAATGATCGGTTCCACTTGCGCTTTTGCTTTTGAACTACTATATTTTAAACAGCCCCATACTCAAAAGCAATGTCAGATGATACCGTAATTAGAGAGCTAATGCAGGCAGCGGTAAGCGGAGTCAGTAAGACACAGGTATTCCGACACATGAAAGAAAAGTATAAGCTCAACGATGAGGATGTAAACGAATTGGTAAAGAGCTGCAAGTTTAAACAACAACCTAAAAAAATTGATTATAACAGGTTTTACGATATTTCCGCCACAAAAATTGCAAAAAAAATAGAGTTCCCTTTTACACAAATTTACTTATCTGATAACTTTTTGCCTAAAGATAACTGCAAAAAATTAATAGAGTTGATTGCCTCCCAAGTAAGGCCATCTACCGTATCGAATTCTGAGGATAAAAAAATAACGTCTGATTACCGTACAAGTAAAACCGCAGACTTACATTACTTTCATTCTCCATTTGTAAATTCTCTTGATTGGAAAATTTGCAAGTTCATGGGATTAGATCCATTTTTAGGTGAAACACTGCAGGCTCAGAGCTATCTACCTGGAGAATACTATAAAGAGCATCATGATTTTTTTCACCCTAAAACAAAAGAGTGTTCAGTATATACAGAATGGATGGGACAACGCACTTGGACCTTTTTTTGTTATTTAAATGATGTAGAAGAAGGCGGAGAAACTTATTTTAAACACTTAAAATTAAAAATAAAACCAAAAGCGGGGACCGTTGTTATTTGGAATAATCTTTATAAAAATGGGCTGCCCAATTATAAAACTGCTCACGAAGCACTTCCGCCAGTAAGTGGGAATAAGTACGTGATTACTAAATGGTTTAGATCTTGGCCATTAATTTAATTTGCTGCAATATTGAAAGCAACTTCCGCACTGGTGCCACCAACCTCACGGAAGAAGTTAGCACGCAGTTTTTTCATTGGAAAACCATACGTGTTAAATGCATAAGTTCCATTCTGTGTAATTGTATTGGAGATCATTGCGCCAAAATTATCGCCATCCAGGCTTCCATCTAGCCTGACAACTACGTTAGTGTTGATATTGGTTACAGTTACGTTAAGAGTATAGTTACGCGTAGACAGGTAGTTAGTAGCATACACATCAACAACATCAGTAACTCCAGGGGCAGTCAGAGTTGGGAAGTTAAAGAATACTGTTTGTTGATAGCTTTCATAAAAACTCATGATTATCTAGCGGCAAAAACAAAGGAAACCGTAGGAGTGCCTGCTGTGATTGTGACCAGGTTGCCTCTAATATATTTCAAAGGAATGTTTGTGTAACTAAGGAACGTGGTCCCATTGGCACTGATAGTAGTATTTCCTGATGAATTTAAATTGAAATAGTTAGTACCGTCTAAGCTACCTTCAATTTTAACCACGACACTGGTAGTAATACTGGCGACAGTAATCTGAGCAACATAGTTAATTGGTGCAGACAGATTTTGCTCAGATACCTTAAATGCTTCTGTGGAACCTGTTGCGGTAAGCGGCGTAGCAGTAAAAAATATGCTATCAATAAAGGAAGGATCGTAACTCATGACTTACTTCTTGTAATCTAAGTTGGATTTTAACAGCCACTGATTCTTTTTGTGGACGCGGCCCCGCTCAACACCAAGGTCTAGTGTCAACTGATCTCCAATTGCATTAGACATGGTAATCAATTCATTGAAACATGCAGCAAGTTCATTATGATTTGTCGCCAGTTGGAGGATAATGCCTTCCTGATTAAAGCAATTTTCAAAAGGAAGCTCAGGAATATTTGAGTACGTCAGGTCCATCACCGTCTTAGGTGTAGCAATATCAAGGGATCTTATGTGTTCAGCAATAGTATCAATACCTTCTTCCATTTCTTTATAGATTCTTTCTGTCAGCAGATGCAGCTCATAGAATTTGCCGCCCATTAAACCCCAGTGCACAAGCTGTGTCTGGTGGTAAATGTTGACAGAATCGCGCAGGCACTGCAACAAGAGGCAGTAACAAGGCGTCGTCTTATCAGTAGTTGCTTTT